GGTAATTTCGAACCTCGTCTTTCGGCTAGCGACAGAAGCTGACCATATTACCATGGCATGATGGGATGCGCACCCTTTTCATTCATATATGTAGAGAAATCGCATTTTCGCTTGCTTTGATGTAATCTTTTGTTAATCGGCGTTGTTTCGTCTTGCCGGAAATTACACAGGCAAAGCTTGCAGAAATTTTAGGCGTAAGCCGTCCTTACATCAGTCAGCTCAAGTCAAGGGGCAGGTTTGAAGGCACCTACAAGAAAAAAGGTGGGACGTTTCTTTACGATCAAGAAGCAGCTATCGCAGCTTATAACGGCGAAATCAATGAGTTTACTACGAGGGTTGCAGGTTCAGAACAAGAGATTCCTAGCTTTAACGAGTCTCGTGCAAAGTCTGAGCATTTTCGTGCAGAACTAGCCCGCCTCGACTTAGAGATAAAAGAGGAAAAGCTTTGCGAGGCCGACAAGGTAAAACGCGAAGCCTTCTCAATGGCGCGTTCTGTTCGTGATGCGTTGAACAGTATTCCCGATCGTGTCGCCAATCAATTTGCAGCAGAAACAGACCCAGTAGTAATTCATCAAGCCTTGTCTGAGGAGTTGCGCAAGGCGTTGGAGCGTTTGACCGATGGATGATGGAACGAGGTTATATCGGCAGGCGTTCCTTGACGGGTTAAAGCCTGACCCTGACCTGACGGTTTCAGAATGGGCTGATCAGTACAGGATGTTGAGTAGCAAGGCTTCGTCGGAGCCAGGACCGTGGCGAACTGATCGCACCCCATATCTACGGGAGATCATGGATTGCATGTCTTCCAGCAGCTCTGTGCAGAAGGTTGTATTCATGGCTGGTGCTCAACTCGGAAAGACTGAGGGGATCAATAACGTCGTGGGGTACATGATTGCCCACGCTCCAGGACCAGCCATGTTTGTCCAGCCGACGATTGAAATGGCGAAACGGTTGAGTAAACAGCGCCTTGATTCGTTGATTCATGAGACTCCTTGCTTGGCCGAGAAAGTTGCTCCAGCGAGAAGTAGAGACTCGGGGAACACTATGTTTTCAAAAGAATTTCCAGGAGGCATCTTGTTGCTAACCGGTGCAAATTCAGCTACTGGCTTGAGATCTGCGCCGTGCCGTTGGGTGCTACTGGATGAAGTTGATGCTTTTCCGTCAGATGTTGATGGGGAAGGTGATCCTTGCGCACTGGCTGAACGCCGTGCATCTACCTTCTCGCGTAGGAAGATCATCCTTACCTCAACGCCCACTGTCAAGGACATGAGCCGAATCGAGACTGAATATTTGGCGTCAGATCAGCGCCGCTATTTTGTTCCTTGTCCGCATTGTGGCCACATGCAATGGCTGCAATGGAAGAACATTCAATGGCGAGACTCTGATCCTAAAACTGCAGCGTATGTCTGCGAATCATGCGGCACGCATATCGAAGAGCATTACAAGAGCGAAATGCTCAGAAAGGGCGAATGGAGGGGAACATCTACTTCTGAAGATTCGCGCACTGTTGGATTTCATCTGTCGAGCTTGTATTCGCCTCTGGGTTGGAAGAGTTGGCAGGAAATTGTCACTGAATTTTTACGTGCGAAAAACGACGCTCCCCTGCTTAAAACCTTTGTCAACACTGTGCTTGGCGAGACGTGGGAAGAAGAGGTTGGCGCAAAGCTGGGCGCTGATGGGTTGCGCGAACGAGCTGAGTTTTACCCTGCTGGCGAGGTGCCGGAAAAAGCTTCAATCCTTACAGCTGGTGTCGACGTTCAAGACAATCGGGTAGCGATCAGCCTGTATGCGTGGACTGAAGGAGAAGAGTGCTGGTTGATCTCTCATGCTGAGATTTACGGAGACCCTGCCAATACAAAGCTATGGGATCAAGTTGATGATGTGTGTACGAGGACGTATCCGACCGCCAACGGCAAGCAGATGAGAGTATCTGCAATAGGAGTTGACTCTGGAGGCCACTACACGTCAGAGGTTTACGCTTATTGTCGTCAGCGCCAACGGCTGAATGTTTTTGCGTTGAAAGGGCAATCACAGCGCAATAAGCCTGCAATTGGCAAGCCAAGCAAAGTTGATATCAACTACAAGGGGCAAGTGCTTAAGAATTCAGCGCAGGTGTTCCCTGTTGGCGTAGACACGATCAAAAGCACGCTGTTTGGACGCTTGAAGCACAATGAAGAAGGCCCTGGCTATATCCACTTTCATGCGGAGGCCGGTGCAGAGTATTTCAAGCAACTCACCTCTGAACGCCAAGTCGTTCGTTATGTCAAAGGCTTTGCTGTCCGGGAGTGGAAGAAAAAAGCTGGCGATCGCAACGAGGCGCTTGACTGTTTTGTTTATTCCTATGCAGCTTTGAATTTTCTATACATGCGCTTCAACCGGCACACTATTTTTGAACAATTTAAGAACAATATCGGCAAGGAGGATAAGGTTGAACGTAAGCCCTCAGAACCGTTAGAATCGGAACGCCAGCCATTGCGCAATCGACGCAGGTCGCGGCCCCAGCAATCTTTTGTAACGAACTGGTGACGATTCGCGTTCCCGATACGATTTTCGCAGGTGACACCGTCATCTTTGACGTGCCTGCCTTTACTGATTCGGTAGGCAATCAGATTGATAGCGGCGATTATACGCTTGTTTGGTACGCCCGCACGAATATCGCCTCAGAAGGTGCCAGCGTCACTGGAGTTGCTGAATCAGACGGTTGGCGCGTAACTATCCCTTCGAGCACTAGCGGGGCATTCGACGCAGGACTTTGGACATGGCAGGCTGTCGCAACCAAGGACACGCTGCAGCACACTGCTGGTAGGGGACAGTTCACTGTCAAGGCGACTCTTGAATATTCAGGAACGCCGGGTGCCTTTGACGATCGCTCAAGAGCACAAATTGACCTTGATTTTGTAGAGGCTGCAATCCGGACACTCGCGCAAGGTGGGGCCGTTCAGGAATACACCATCGGCGGGAGAAGCTTAAAGCGTTACAAGATGGCAGAATTGCTGCAGTTACGAGATGCCTTGAAGTCTGAAGTAGATCGCGAACGTCGCGCCGAAAAAGTCAAGCAAGGCCTCGGTAATCCTGGTGTTACCCGCGTGAGGTTTATCTGATATGTGGCCTTTTACACGACGCCGCAAGCCACTTCGCCGCAATTATGGGGGCGCACAAGTTAATCGCCTCACGAATGATTGGGTCAGTCAAGGGACTAGCGCAGATTCTGAGATCAAGAACAGTATTCGGATTCTTCGGAACCGTGCTCGTGCTCTTGTACGCGATTCAGATTTCGCCAAGTCTGCGCTGCGGGCGGTTAAGAATAATGTCGTCGGCCAGGGTATCAAGCATCAGGCACAAGTCCGAATGATTCGTGGCGGACGCCTCGACGAACGCTTAAACACACTGATTGAGTACGAATTTAAGAAGTGGGGCAAGGCTGATAACTGTCATGCCGGTGGAACGCTGACATGGGTTCAAATCCAACAGTTATGCATCAACAGCATGATTGAGTCTGGCGAAGTATTCGTTCGGCTTGTTAAGCAGCAATTCGGCGCTAGCGGCGTTCCTCTTGGCCTAGAAGTCATTGAATCCGACCTTCTCGACGATGATTACACCGGCTTTGAGTCAAACGGTAATCGCGTCAGGATGGGCGTTGAGTTGGATGAATGGGGCCGCCCTGTTGCCTATCACTTCCTGAACTATCACCCAGGTGATTATCAATTCAGCTACAGCGAGATTGCAAAGAAGCGTCGCACACGCATCCCTGCTGACGAAATTATTCATCTTTACAGCATTGACCGCCCTGGGCAGACACGAGGTGTAACGGCATTTGCTTCGGCAATTATGCGTCTGAATAACCTCAAAGGATTTGAGGAAGCTGAGATCATCGCTGCTCGCGCAAGTTCGGCAATGATGGGTTTTGTGCGTACACCTGATCAAGAGCTGTTTGAAGATGGCACGTTTGAAGATCAGTCGGTGCTTGATTTCTCTCCTGGCAGCATTCGTCGCCTCGCTCCAGGTGAAGAGATGCAATTCTTCTCACCTACGCGCCCAGATGATGCTTTTACGCCATTTGTTGCACAGATGTTGCGTGCCGTAGCAGCTGGTGTTGGTTGTTCTTACACGCAAGTAAGTTCTGACTTTTCCCAAAGCAATTACAGCTCTTCTCGTCTTGAGTTGATCGAAACTCGCGCTCATTACAGGACTTTGCAGCAGTACATGATCGATACGCTCTGTCAGCCTGTTTATGAGAAGTGGATCGAGATGGCAGTGATGTCAGGTGTCATGAGGATGCCTGCATTTGACATGGATCCTGATCGATATTTTGAGTCAAAGTGGATTGCTCCTGCTGCTCAATTTGTTGATCCGCAAAAAGAGGCAGAAGCTTACAAGTCATTGGTTCGATCTGGCGTTATGACTCTTTCTCAAGTCATCGCATTACATGGCGGCGATTTTGAAGAGGTGATGCGCCAACGAGCCCATGAACTTGCCACAATGGACGATCTTGGCATTGTTTTGGATTCTGACCCTAGTGCAGTTGACAAGGCAGGCCAATCACAAAACCCACCGGTTGAAGAGACGCCTCACCCTGAAACCCATGAGGAAGACACCTAATGGCTAATGTCAACGGCACTGTGATCAATTTGATGCCTACTGAAGGCATGCGTGAAGAGGCCAAGCGTTATCGGGAATGGAAAAAGGAAGGCGAAGACGGTGGCACTGATGTTGCTCGCACTCGCGCTACTCAAATTCTTTCCGGTAATGAACTAAGTGCTGATACTGTTATCACAATGGCTGCATGGTTTGCACGCCATGAAGTTGACAAGCAAGGCGAAGGATTTAGCCCTGGTGAGGATGGTTACCCTAGCAATGGTCGCGTAGCATGGGCAGCATGGGGCGGTGATGCCGGACAATCTTGGAGCACTATGAAGTCTGAAACTATCAAAAAAGCACAAGATCGTGCTCTTGAAGAGATTGCAGCTGAAGAGGCCATCGTGACTGAACAATCGCGAGCAGAACCCGATGCTCTCAAAGTTGGTGATTTTGTTAGCTGGAATTCTTCAGGTGGCCGTGCTCGCGGACGAATCACTCGTGTGGTCAAAGATGGAACGATTGATGTACCTGATTCTTCTTTCACTATCACTGGGACTAGCGATGATCCTGCAGCGTTAATCACTGTTTATCGTGATGGCGAAGAAACCGATACAAAGGTTGGACATAAGTTCAGCACGCTGACAAAAATTGAACCAATTCGTATGTTTGAAGGTTCCTCCTTTAAGCGTGCAGAAAGCACAGAGTTTGCTGAAGCTGAAGATCGCACTCTTGAATTTCCCTTTGCGTCTGAAATGCCGGTCGAGCGTTATTTCGGAATGGAAGTGCTGAGTATGGACGAGAAGGCTATGGATTTGTCTCGCTTGAATGATGGCGCACCGCTTCTCTATCAACACGATGCAGACAGGATCGTTGGAGTTGTCGAACGTGCATACATCAAGGACAAGCGCGGTTACGCCAAGGTGAAGCTTGCGAACAATGAACTTGGCCGTGAGATGCAGGATTTGGTCAAAGATGGAATTATTCGCAACGTAAGTTTTGGCTACAGGATTAACGATATGGAGGAAGATAAAAGCACAAAGCCTGTCACTTATCGGGCCACCTCTTTCCAACCTTTTGAGATTTCGCTGGTGACCGTGCCAGCGGATCAAACTGTTGGCATAGGTCGCGCTTTCACTCAAAATGAAGGCGTGTCTACGGCCTCAGCCGTAACAAGTTCACCCACTATCTCCAACATGGAAGAACAAACTCCAAACCTGGAGCTTCTTCGTGCTGAGGCCTCAGAGGCCAAGGCAAAGGAAGCCGCAGAAATGCTTGCCCTTGGTAAGCGCACTCAAAACGTTGATTTGGCTCAAGATTTCGTAATGAATTCTCGGTCACTCGACGAACTCCGTTCCGCTCTCATCGAAAAAATGGGTTCTCAAGCTAAGCCCGTTGATAGCACTGCTGGAGAAATTGGCCTTTCCGAAAAGGAAACCCGTCAGTTCTCTTGGTTGCGTGCAATCAACTATCTCTCCAATCCTGCTGACCGCGCTGCTCGCGAAGCTGCTGGTTTTGAGATTGAAGCATCCGACGCTGCTGCTGCAAAGCTTGGCCGTCAGTCCCGTGGTATCACCATTCCTCAGGACATCCTGAGCCGCGACCTGGCAACTAGCCCTGCTTCTGCTGGCGGCAACCTTGTTGCTACTGACTTGCTGGCTGGTTCCTTCATCGACCTGCTTCGTAACGCTTCTGCTCTTGACCGTGCTGGCGCAACTGTGCTGACCGGCCTGACAGGCAACGTTGCAATTCCTCGTCAATCTGGCGCTGCTACCGCTTACTGGGTTGCTGAGTCTGGCGCTCCTTCCGAGTCTCAACAGACTTTGGATCAGGTGACGATGATGCCTCGCACTGTCGCTGCTTACACCGATTACAGCCGTCGCCTGCTGATTCAATCCAGCGTTGACGTTGAGAACATGGTCCGCAGTGACCTTGCTCGTGTATTGGCTCTCAAGATTGACCTTGCTGGCCTTTATGGCACCGGCACCAATAGTGAGCCTCTTGGTCTCAAGAACACGACCGGAATCGGTACTGAAGACTTCGCTGCTAACACCCCCACATTT